AAAAGAGAGGTTACAGATACTTCATCCAGCTTGACGATGATTACACAGGGTTCAGCTTTAAATTCAATCATTTGTATGAGTATAAGGATAGGTCGATAAAGAACATAAATAAGACCTTCCAGATCATGATTGATTTTCTGAATAGCTCTGGAGCTGTCGTTTTATGTATGGCCCAGAACGGAGATTATCTCGGAGGTGGAAATGGATCTTTCGGGAATAAAATCAAGCTTAGAAGAAAAGCTATGAATTCTTTTCTTTGTGACACTAAAAAACGGCTCTGGTGGGTCGGTAGACAGAACGAGGACGTAAATACCTATGTCGGTAAAGGGAACCGAGGATCGCTCTTTTTTACCATTCATTCGGTGTCCCTGAATCACAAGGCCACTCAGTCGGTAAAAGGAGGTATGTCGGAAATGTACCGAGCCCAGGGAACTTATGTCAAATCCTTTTACACGGTAATGACCGCCCCGAGCTGTGTTAAGATCGCAATGATGGGAGAAACACACAGAAGGTTGCATCACAAAATAAATTGGAAAACCGCGGTTCCTTTGATATTGGATCCTAAACACAAAAAATAGCCATGTACAATACAGAAGATCTGGAAAAGAAAGCGATTGAAGCTATTGAGAAGAACAAACTCATGTTTATTGAAGAATGCGTTGCTTTTTTACCCTGTGCGAAGAGTACCTTTTATGAGCATTTTCCGGCTGAATCGGACGGATATAAAAGGATTTTTGAAGAAATCGAAAAAGTTCGAGTCCTGACTAAAGCGACCCTGAGGGGGAAATGGTATCAGTCGAAGAACGCAACCACTCAATTAGCCCTGTATAAATTGATTGCTACTAAAGAGGAACAGAGAGCCTTGAGCATGAATGTCCATGATATCGAGGGAAAGATTGACGGACAGCTAGTAATTACCCGTAGAGTGATAAAGGGCGATTCTGAGAATTAAAGGAAAGCATTCATTTTATTTGGTTTGGTTTGGTAAAACCCCGAGAGAGTATCGAAAAGTATTTGGCGAAAAGTAAGAAAAACAGAATTTAATTTTAAAATCATTGATTTATGGAAAGTGAGAAAGGAAAAGACGGCTCGGATAAGCCAGAATTCATTTACGAGAAAGTCAAATCTAAAGTCTGGAAAGGGAATTACGCCCCGGTTGGCAAGGTCTGGTATATTGTAAAATTCAAAGTAGGAAAAACCCTGTACACGAACTCAATGAGAATGGACTGCGAAGGCGTGACCCCTGAAAAAGAGGAAGTTTTATTCGAGGCTCTTTGGGATAATCTTCGCAAGAAATTTAAACTCGATTTGAGTAAAAAATGATCAATCTAAATTTGAGCTACACTCAGGCCCAATTAGAGATCTTTTTTAATAATAGCCCTGAAGTCCGTTATTTGATAGTAACCAAGGGTCGAAGATTTGGAGCCACTAAAGGGGCTGCAAATGCTTTTATCGAATGGATGCTGGAGGGAAAAAAGTTACTTTGGGGTGACACAATCTCAGCTAATATTGACAGGTATATCGAACGATATTTTTTGCCTGAGCTGAAAAAATCAAAGATCCCGTATAGTTATTCAGCCCAGAAAAAGGTCATGCAGTTACTCACTGTCGGTGGAGGGTATTGCGATTTTCGGAGCGCTGACAGGCCTGAAAACTGGGAAGGTTTCGGGTACAATATAATTTTCCTCAATGAGGCTGGGATCATCTTAAAAAATGATTACCTATTTACCAATGCCGTTTTACCGATGTTAATGGATTACGATGGTTCGATGTTAATTGCTGCCGGAGTTCCTAAAGGTAAGTTCGTGAAGGAGCGAGAGCATAGGTTTTACAGTTTGTATAAAAACGCAATGGCAGGGGTTAAGGGTTATCGTTGCCTGGAGTTCTCGAGCTACGATAATCCGTTACTTTCAAAGACCGATATTGACGATCTGTCACTTGAAATAGGTAGAATGAATGAGCAGATGATTCAGCAAGAGATCTACGGAAAGTTTATTGAAGGTGCAGCAGGTCAGCTTTGGAGCCAAGTCGATATTGAAAGGGCTCGGGTAAATGTAAAACCTGATTTAAAGCGAATCGTGGTGGCCATAGATCCTGCCGTTTCTAAAAATGAGCATAGCGATGAAACTGGCATTATCACTATGGGTTTGGACTCTTTGAATCATGGCTATGTACTGGAGGATAATTCAGGTAGATACAGCCCTGACGAGTGGTCAACTGTCGCATTAAATCAGGTTAAGAAATGGAATGCAGAGGCAATAGTTGCTGAAAAGAACCAAGGAGGTGACATGGTCGAAACGATTATAAAACATAAGCTTTTAGGATCTGGGATCGCTGTTAGGATAAAGTTGGTAACAGCTACCAAGGGAAAATATGTGAGAGCTGAACCGATTTTCGCTCTTTATGAGCAAGGAAAAGTATTTCATGTCGGCTTTCATCCTGAGCTTGAAAAGCAGATGATTAATTTTTCAGGCTCTAGTGATAAGTCCCCGGACAGGGTTGACGCTTTGGTTTGGGGTGCTACTGATTTGCTACTCGGACGGAAACCAGCGTTTGGTTTATAGTAAATCATTATATTTCAAGAAAAAAAGCGATGATCAAACAGATTCAGGACGTGATAAAGTTTTTCACCTTTCGAGGTCGGGAGGTTAAAAGATCCAGTTCATTCGTTGGGAGCTACGCCCCTTTTATTGGAAGTGATGACAAGACGAAATATGTCGAGGATTTTGAGAGGGTAAAATACGTTTATGCTGTTATTAGCTGGATTGCTAAAAAGAGCGCAAAAGTTCCTTTTACAGTCTTCCAGTCTGATAAGCAAGGGAACAAAACCCTGTTGAAAATTCATAGAATTCTGGAGATTCTGGAGCGGCCTAATAGTTACCAGAGCCGATTTCAGTTCCTTTATCAGGCTTATGGTTTCTTACTTTCGACAGGATCTTTATACATCTACGTTCCGAAGTTAAGCTCTGGCCGTTGGACTGAAGTACATGTCATTCCAAGTAACTTTGTTCAGCCTATTTATGAGCAAGCTTTTAAAGGGCCGTCAGGCTTTTTGATTACTGATACCGGCCGTGTAATTCCCAGAGAGGAAATGATTTTCATCTTTAATGAGTCTTTAAAGTTCGATCAGGTTGGAGTTGGCGAAGACGGGAACAGCCCAATGAATTCCCTGAGGACGGTTACTCAGAAGACCAAGGATATCGACACAGCCGACCTGGCAGCTATTCAAAACGGTGGAGTTGCTGGAATTATCACGGATAGGCTGGCAGATCCTATGGACGATACCCAGAGAGCCAGAGCCGAAAAGCTTCTGAGCGAAAAGGCATACGGCCCAGGTAACAAGGGTAAATGGTTGATGACTTCTGGAGATATTTCATTCATTCCGATTGGATTGAGTCCAGTAGATTTGAACCTGTACGAAGCGAATAAGCAAGTCCTCAGGGATATTTGCATAGTCTACCATATCCCGTATTTGATCTTTGACCAGACGGATGCGAGCGCAAGCTTTGGAACCTCAATGAGAGAGGCTAAAAAACAAGCTTATACAGATGCGATTTTACCTATTGTCGAAATGTTCTGTGATGGAATGAATCATTTCGGCTTTGATGGTTTCGGTGTTGGTCTGGGATTGGATTACGATACCAATTCTATTGAGGAACTTCAGACAGATGCTAAGTTGCTGGCGGAAACTCTGAATATTCAGTACTGGAAAACTATCGGCCAGAAGCAAAAGGAATCGGGCGTAGAAGTGGATCCCAAATACGAAAATGTTTACCTCATTCCGAGTGGTCTGGTAAGGCTGGAAGAATACGATATTGAAGCGATCATGTCAAAGGCTAAATTTGGATCCAGCGAAATAGGAAAATTGTTCGATGAATATTGAGAAAATCAACCGCAAACGTGAACGCCTGGAGCTGGAATTCAAATTAAAATTGGATCTGGTTTTCAGAAAGCAGTTTGCTGAATTCGAGAGAGCCGTAGACAGAAATCCAAAAGGAGCTGTTAAGAATATTGACAAATATTTCGAGAAGGGAATAGAGCCGGTTTATAGGCAAATGATAATTAAGACCGCTAGAGCTTTTCAGATAAATGAAAAAGAGCTTTTAAAGGCTGGGTTCTGGGAAAACTTAATAAATGACTTTTTAGAAAAGAACGGAGGCGATCGGATTACGGAAATAATTGATTTTAGTAGGCGCTACGTCATTCAAAGGCTCCGACCTATACTTACAGAGGGTATCAGTAATGGCGAAGGAATTTCGGTAATTTCGAGGAAAATAATAAAAGACATCGGAGAGTATAAAGGTCGATTCGCTACTTACAGAGCTGAAAGGATTGCGAGAACTGAGATAGTCGGAACCAGTAATTGGGCCTCGATAAATAGTGCGAAGGCCACAGGACTTGGAAAAAAGCTGAAAAAGAAATGGCTTGCTTCAGTAGACGGGAGAGAGAGAGACACCCACAGGGAAATGAATTCAAAACGGGCGATTGAAATGGATGAGTTTTTCGAGGTTCGGAGAGTGGACGGAGGCTTTGACAAGATGCAGTATCCGGGAGATCCTCGGGGGAGTGCTGGAAATGTTATTAACTGTCGATGCGCAATTATTTACGAGAGAGCTTAATTTTCAAAAAAAAATATTATCATTGAATCATGTTAAAACACGGCCAATACATAATCAAAGATTTGGACACTTCAAAGCGGATGGTGACTTTTGCTTTCGCTAAATTTGAGGCCTACGATTCTGACGATGATTATACTCAGAAAGGGACTTTTAAAAAAACCATGGCTGAGCAGGGGCCTTCTGGAGCTGACCGGATTGTTCATCTCTGGAATCATGAAAAGAAACTTTTGCCACCTATCGGGAAAGTCGTTGAAATGTTTGAGCAGGACGATGCACCGTATGCCAGGTCAAAAATGCTGGGATCTCAATTAGCGACTGACGTTCTGGACGCCTACCAAGAGGGAGCTATAAAAGAGCATTCGTATTGGGGGAAATCCTACAACACTGGACTGAATGAGAGAGGCGGAAAGCTCATAAAAGAGGTCAAGCTTATGGAAGTTTCCACGGTAATTTGGGGAGCGCAAGAAATGGCAAAGCTCGTAGAGATTAAGAAAAGCGGAGCCGTTGAAATGGAATCTTTCACTGATCTGGGAAAGATCCGAGAGCATTTAAATGCCCTGACTGATTACATTAGAAAGGGGAAAGCCAGTGACGAGTTCATGAAGGAAATAGAGTACGAAATATTGAAAACCGCTGACATTATCGAGACACTTGAAAAGTCTGGCCGGCAGGATCCACCAGAAACAGTAGAGCCGTTTTTCGGCATTGCAGAACTTTATAAATTAAAATCTTTCTAAAAAACCATTCTAAAAAAATGACAAAAGAAGAAAAATCAGAGCTTATTGAGCTGATCAAAAGTGACATTAAGACCACGGCACAGGCTGAGGCAAAAGGTGAATTCAAGAAAGCAGAGGATCTGCACAAAGGTCTTGAAGATAAAATCGAAAAAGCTCTCGGAGATCTGGTCTCCAAGTCTGATTTCGATACCATGGAAACATCGCTGAAAAAGCAGATTTCTGACATGGCCGAAGGGAATAAGAGAGAGCTTTCGTTCTCTGGAGAAGTCATCAAAAAACTTACTGACAATAAGGAATTGATTACTTCATTCACGAAGGGACTGAGTACCAGCGTCCAGTTTGACATTGTGAAAGTGCCTGGAATCTTTACGGGTGCAAACTCTTTGGGAGCTACCACTGCGACCACTGCTTATGCAGTAAACAATAATTCCGAAATTGTTCCTTTGGCCAGAAGAAACAGACACGTTCGAGAATTGCTGGGAATGGGCCAGACAGACGAGGCGGTTTATACTTTCCTCAGAGAAACTGCTAAGGAAGGAGCAGTCGGGGTTCAGGCTACTGAGGGATCGGCCAAAGCTCAGGTGGAATATAAGGCTGCGCTTGCGACAGCTACTGAATCGACCATTGCGGCTTTCCAGTTGATCGGTCGTCAGACCCTGAGAAACGTAAAGGGAATCGCAACTTTCATCAATACGATGCTGGTCGCTGATTTGATGCTGAAAGAAGATACGGAACTGTTTTTCGGTACTGGAGCTTCAGGAAGGGTAGAAGGTATTTTCAACGCTCCAGTAGTTTCGGCTGCTTTTGCTGGGATCCCGACTTTCAAAGTGGCTGCCGCAGTTCAGAGTACCTACGATGCGATTGCCGGTATTTGTGCTTTGTTGGCGAATTCAGAGTATCAGGTAAACTTTGTCGGAATTCACCCGGTTGATTACTGGAAGCTTTTATCGGCTAAGGATACCACAGGAAAGCATTTGCAGAATATCATTTTCGATTCTCAAACTTCGATGCTTTACGTTTACGGAGTTCCTGTTATTGCTACCACTGCTATCGCTTTGGGTTACATTGGAGCAGGAGATAGTAGATATGTGATGCCGATGGCCTTGGAAGGAATGTCATTGAGATTCTTTGACCAAGATTCTGACAACGTTCAGAAAAACCTTATTACTGCGAGAATCGAGGAATCGATCATCAACGTAGTGAGAAGAACAGATGCGTTTTTCTACGATACCATTGCTAATGTCCTGACGGCCATTACTCCAGCGTAAGGGGAAAAAGTACCTGTGATAAAGACCCGTCTAAATGGCGGGTTTTTTTGTTAATTTAAGTCCCAGCAGAAAAGAGGTTTAAAACCCTAAACGATAAAGGAATGATTGAAATAATTAGCAAGACAAAAACCGGATCTGAGATCGCAACGCTGGCGGAAGCTGTGCTGTTTTTCAGGTCGGAGGATTCTGGAGGTTCTGAAAACGCTCTGATCGAATCATTGATTACTGGAGCAAGAGAAGAAATCGAGAACCAGACAAACCTTTCTTTGGTAGCCAGTACCGTTGTGATTTATGCCGAAGATTGGTCTGGATTTTTACCGTTTTCTCCAGTAGCAACTATCACGACCACGGTTGAATATACAGGCCAATCGATGCCCTATATCAGTGTCACGGACGGGATTGAAATCACATACACGACCTTGGCAAAAGGTGGAATGGATCTAAAAAATGCAGTCTTGGAGCTGGCGTATGACTGGTATAAAAGAGGGGAACCGAGTTCATACATGCCTGAGAACGTAAAGAGGGTAATTAAAAATCGGAGGCTCAAAGGTTTTATATGAAACGGGATAAGTTTATAAAGGTCTACGATACTACGTATGTGGAAACCGCAACTGGAGGCTCAACCGAAACGACTGCATTATTCTGGTCGGGCTGGGCAAATGTTACTGAGAAAGGATATTCGACAGGATCTGAGTCGGGCCAGTGGACGGGGATAAAAGGAACGAGTTTTATTATCGTAAAAAATCCTGTTTCAGCTTTGATTACCACAGCAATGAAACTGGAGTACAGAGGAAAGACTTACGTGATTGGGGCGGTTTACGAGTTGAATCCTTTTACGTTATCTGTTTTGGCTACTGAAAAAGAGAGGGCTTCATAATGGAAATGAAAATTAATACTAGAGACGTTAATGCTGTTTTGAATGACTTGGATCAGGCAGGGGACGAGATTATCAAAGCATTAATGGAGGAACTTTTACTCACTGCTTTAATGATTGAATCGGGATATAAAAGTCATGTTTTGGTGGATACTGGTCGGACGAGCCACAAGGGAAAAACCAGCTATTCCTACACGGATCAACAGGGAAAAAGCTACAATGGCAAGCTTAATGAGATCCCGAAAGAGCAGGAAATTAAGGTAGGAACGAACGTAAATTATGCCATTTATGTCGAGGAAAGGTGGAAGAATTACGCAATGCAGAAAGCGTTTGAAAGGGAAACAGAAGGATTGCAGGACAGACTTAATGCTATTTTGAAATGATTCTATCAGGCTCAGAAATTAGGGAAGCGTTGGTCAGTTCGATTAATGCTTTGATGACTCCGGTAAAGGCTTGGTCTGTTATGCCACCTGTTGAAACCAACCGATACATAACTATTGCCTTACTGAGTGAAACGGCCCTGAATGATAAGCTTTCATTTATGTCTGAGGGGACTATTTCGATTCAGATATGTGAAAAGTTTATCGGGAGAGGTGGCGATCTGGATTGGGTTTCGAGTACTGCCAGGACGATTGTTACTGAGATAACCCCTACGAGGCTTTCAACTTTTGGAATTCTGGCAGGTATCAATATATTTACAATGCAATTTGCTGGATCTGGAGAAGACATAATCGAAGGCTCTGAAGGTCGGACAGCAATAAAAAGTCTCAGATTATCTTATAAATCTCAAAATTCTTAAAATATGGCTATTGATGGCAAATTTGTAATTCTTAAAGTGGCGACCACTGCCGTTCTTGGGCAAACCTCAGGAGGTATGGAAGGAACAGTCGAAATGCTGGAAACTACTGATAAACTGAGTAAAGATCCGACCACGGGAATCACTCACAAAACTTATATCGCTGGAGATCGTGACGGAACTGTTACGGTTGAAGGGAACTCGAGTTTTGAAGCAGGGAACTGGTCACTGCTTTACAATGAATATCTCACGGCTGTCGTTCCAGCTACTCTTTACTACGGAGGAACTGAGACAGGAGAAAAGTATTACAGTCAGTCGGGATGGCTAATGTCTATTTCGAGAACTGATCCTCAGAACGGGATTTCTACTTATTCGGCCTCGTTTCAAAAAACTGGCGCACCTACTGAAAGCACTGTCGTTTAATTATGGAAATAGATATTAACGGGAATAAAATCGAAATCGGTTTTACCATTGGCTCGTTCTCTGAGGTAGTCACTTTTATGAAGTTCTACGAGCCTGAAAAGAGAATGACAATCGCTAAGTATCTGGAGCTGATCAATGACGATGATTACGTTTTAGACGTGGTTTGCGACTTGATTTTCTATCCTTACGCTTTGAAGGAAAAGAAAAAAGGACTCCAGCCGAAAATTGCTTACGAGGACGTGTTCACATGGATCCTGAGTTCACCGGAAAAAGTTAAAGAGCTTTCTGCGATGATTGCTGAATCTATGCCGAAGCCAGAAAAAAAAAGCGAAGAGGTTCAAAAGCCGAAAAGACTGGCGAAGAAGTAGAGCTTACGGAGGATTCATTATTTGAAATGGCAGGCGTGTTGGGTTTAGATCCGACACGCCTTTTTGATTTGACTTTCAGAGAGTTTGTAAGTTTTTCTCGGGGAGTTCAGAAAAAGAAAGATCGAGAAGAAAATCACTTTCGGAGAATTGCCTGGATTTTGGCTAAAGCGAACGAGGATCCCAAGCAGAAACTGCCACCTTTGAGCGTTTTCTGGAGCATTCCGGGCTTGGATGAGAGTTTTATTATCGATATTGATCCTGAGGAAATGGAAAAACAACTTCAAAAACGATTAAAAGCATGGATAAAAAACAATTAATCGCAACGCTGGGACTGGATTCAGACCCGTTTGTAAGTGCTTTGCAGGACTCTTTTTCAATGCTGAAAACCTTCACAGATGAGGTAAAACAGCAGAGCAAGCAGTTAATGCTATACGCTAAAGGGTTAAAAGTTGCTGTTATTGAGCAAGTCGCTTTGTTGCGTAGTATGACCGCTGGCGAGATTGTTTTAAAGGCGATGGCTTTGGGCTGGAAAGCTCTCAAAATAGCGATGGCGAGTACTGGCATCGGGTTAATCGTGGTCGCTCTGGCCTCACTGATTACCTATCTAGCCACAACAGAGGCCGGAATGGATGCTTTGATGTCGGTCGTTGAGCCTGTCGTACAGATTTTTAGAAACCTTTTAGGAGTCTTGCAGAATCTCGGGGGAACTGTTTTCGCTGGGATTTCGCAAATGTTAAACGGTGACCTCGCACAGGGTTTCAAGACTCTGGCCAGTGGAGCGAAAGAGGCTGGAAAAGCTACTGTTAATGCGTTTACGGACGGTATTAAAGCTGGAGGTAGGTTGGCAGACTTAGCCATAAAGATTGAGGACGCGGAAAATGATCTGATTTTAACTCGGTCAAGATTGAACCGTGAAATTGCGGAATCGTCTGAGCTGGCCAGAGATCAGAGCTTGAGTGAAAAAGAAAGGCAGGCCCATGCTCAAAAAGCGATTGCTCTGATTGCTGAAAGATTGAAAGCCGAGGACAATCTTTTATCGATGCAGATCGAGGAAATGAGAATCAGTCAGAAGGCGAATGATATTTCAGACGAGAGTACGAAGGCTCTGAATACTTTACTCGCAAAGCGTGAAGAACTGGTCGCAGATGCTGCAAGGGAAAGGGTTCGACTGAATGGGATCGTCAATAAAGGAAACGAAACCGAGTTGGCTGGGATTAAAGCCGTGAATAAAGAGAGAGAGAAATCAATCGCTATCATGGCCGGCATGAGAAATCCTTTCGAGTTCAAAGACAAATATTCGGAAGAAACTCTCGGGAATATAAAGCAGATCTCAGAGAGGCTTTTAAATCCTGCTTTGAAAGGTGCGCTGAGTGCTGGGATCATTATTCCTCAGGAGGCGATTGATCGAATCACTTTCGCAACTGAGGAACAGAAAAAATATAACCAAGAAATGGCATGGGCTGGGACTCTGACAAATATGCTCGGTCAGACTTTACAGGCTAGTTTCGAGGCTATGGTTACTAATGGAAAGGCAGGATTCAGAACTTTGATAGATGGCATAAAAGCTCTGATCGTGAAATTGATTGCGGCCGCGGCTGCGGCTTTTGCTTTGAATCTTTTACTCGGAGGTTTGGGAATGGGTGCAGGAAAGTTTGGCGGAATGGCTGGATTTAAAGAGCTGTTTCAAGGAATGGCTGGTTTACCAAAGTTTGCCGAGGGTGGTATGGTTACCGGAATGACGACCGCAATTTTGGGAGATAACCCAAGCGGAAAAGAGGCGGTCATACCTTTCGAAAAAATGGGATCTTTCCTAAGTAAGTTCGGGACGGGTGGTAACTCTGGAGCCCAGGAACTTTATGCGGTAGTGACTGGAGAAAATATCGTTTTGTCATCTAACAGGTATCTTCAAAGAGTCAATAAAATCATTGGATAAATGGCAACAAAATTTAGAATAATCGGTACGTCCGATATTTATGGAAAAGTCACGGTCAATATCGGGTTGGCTGGATATGCTGGAGCTGTTACCGAATTCGATGGAGCTGGTCGAGATTGGATCGAATTGAAAATTGGTTCGGGTTCTGATATTGTAAATCCTATTTTGCCTGGAGATGTATCGATAAATTTTTACGTTACTACGAACTTTGCCACTATTGAGCTGGGACAGGCTGAGGATTATCAGTACAGTATTGAAATACTAGACCTTGCGAACGAATTAATTTGGTCAGGCTGGGTTAATCCTGAGAGGTATGCGGAGAGATACACCTCATTGCCTTACTTAGTGACTGTTCAAGGCTCTGACGGCTTAGACGGCTTAAAAACGGCTAGTTTTACAAATCTATCTGGATCGAATAGTTTATTTGATTACCTGTTACAGGCTTTGGCTGGCACTCAGTTGGCTTTGCCTATTTTTGAGGCTGTAAATATGTATTCAAACGGGATGCTTTCAGGGAATGCTGACAGTCCTTTGAAGCAAGCAAAAGTCGATGCGAAAACCTTTTTAGCTTTTGGAGATGATCCCAACTGTGCAGAGGTCTTGGAGTCTATTTTAAGGCCTTTATTTTGTAGAATTTATCAGTATCGAGGCTGGAGAATTGAGAATATTCAGGCGAAATCCAGCTCTTATATTGAAAGGGAGTACTCAGCACTCGGGGTTTATGTCGGGTTTACGAGCTTTGATCCGATCATTGAAATGGACACGGCCACTAGTATTTTTAGAGGTCTGATAAATAAATCCGGTTCATTGTCTTTTAATCCAGCTCTGAGAAACGCAGAAGTTTATATCAGTACGGTAGAAAGTACAGGAGAAACCACGACAGGAGGGTTTCAAACAGAGGCGGACTGGATTGATGCCACAACGCTGAATAGCTGGACGGCTGTTTCTGGAGTGCTGGGAATAACTATCGAGCGAGTAATTGCTAATTATAAAGGGAATTTATACGCTGTAAAGATCCCGGGAAAACAGTTGACACGTCAGCCTAATTATCTGGAGTCGGACGCGTATGCTTTAACGGTAGCTGGATTTGATACTATTGAAATTGCATTCAGTCACAGGTTTGATTACCCAGCAATTTTAATCGCAGGATCCAGACCAGTGCTTTTTTTTCAAGTGATAATCGAAACGACTTTATTGAGTCTTCCGGTTACTTATTATTGGACTGCTGACGGTTGGAGTTTAAATGAAAGCTTTTTAAGAATTGAAACCGAGAAGCGGAGAAGGTGGCAGGATTACGCAATTTCAATCGGTTCAATTCCTAACGATGGAAATGTAAAATTCAGGTTTTACAAGCTGGTAAAAACTGGGTCTGCTGACAGTACAGAAATTCGTTTAACTGGATGGAAAACCAATTTAAGAGTAGAGCAGCCAAGTAACGAAAAGATCTTACTAGAGGGCGCAACCACTGGAGCTGTGACCGCTTATAAGGGGCCAAGCTTTCAGCATTATATTTCGGACGGATTGGTTCAGGGAGTTGCTGGAGTGATGGACGTTGCAGGAACCTTGACAACCACATGGAACCGGAGAGGAAAGACGGACAATCTCAATATTCGAAGATTGTTTTTACTTCAATGGCTGTCGATGAATGGCGCAACTTCGGCTGTTTTATCTGGAGATTTTTTCCAGAGAGGGGAGCAGATTACGCCTTTGACTGTCATAAAAGATAAGGCCTCAATTTCATCCAGAAAATACCTGGCAGTTTCGATTACCATGGGTTTGGGTTCTGGTTTAATGAGGAACGTTTATCGGGAGATATTCGATGCAGATGTAGTTCCCACGTATTTTGAAGAAAATGTCGACCAGCCTAGAGAGGGTGATTATTTTATAGCACCGATCAGAATCACAGTGCCTGGACTTTCTGACGGAGCCAATTTGCCGAATATTACCTTCCCAGAGATTGTTTTTCCTGAGCTAAACGGAGATGTATCTGGAGAAACTTCAAACGCTAGACTTAATCCGAGTGCTATCCTGAATAAAAAAGACCTCGATACTACTGGATTGACGACCTCAGAGATCGTTTTTAATGCTGTAAAAAATGAGGAATCGGGTCAGGAAATGACCAAAATAAGTCTGGAAACGATGAGAACTTTGATCGCTCCAGCCTCAAGCGTTCCTATAAAAGAGGTTTTCACTTATTCTGGATCCAATATTTTCAACCTAATGAATGCCGATCCTGTCGTTTTGTTCGTGACTTTACAGGGTCAGGTTCTCGAAGAGGGAGGTTTATTCGATTGGACGGTTTCAGGATCCCAATTAACAGTTACAACGCCTTTGGTGACTGGAAATGAAATCGGAATTTTATATTTCACTTCAGTGCCGGAATTGAACTCTTTGAGAGGCAATATCGATGGCGGAAGTCCTGATTCAGTTTATTTATCATCTCAAAACATAGACGGAGGAACACCATAAAATGGCAGATATTATTCAAATTCGTAGAGGTACAGCGGCTCAATGGACTGCTACAAACCCTATTTTAGCTGACGGAGAGCTGGGATTCGAGACAGATACTTTGAAGGGGAAACTCGGAAACGGTGTCACGGCTTGGGCCTCGTTGCCGTACTCGTGGACTGGTTCAATTCCAGACAGTGTAGCCACTCAAATAAATGCCGCCTCAACCAAGGCGATCCCTGTGGGAGGGGATCGGTTCGGGTTTACGGATAGTGACGATGGTTTTTTATTAAAGAAGCTGACTTGGTCCAATATCCTGACCGCTTTAAACTTGCTTTATGCTTCGGTAACTCATAATCAAAACGCTTCGACTATTCAGGCAGGCACTTTCGCAAGTGGTAATTTTGTTTTCCCTGCGAACTTGGATGTTACAGGTCAATTGGCTACACCTGTATTTGCTAAGGGAAATAGTACGGGAGCTGTTACGGTTAACTGGAATCAGGGTAATGTTCAGTCAATGACTTTAACGGGCAACGTAACCCTGAGCTTTTCGAATCCCAAGTCTGGAGGGCCTTACCAATTAATCATTACTCAGGATACTACTGGAAGTCGAACTATCACTTGGCCCACTATGCATTGGGCTGGGAAATCGGTTCCAAGTTTGACGGGTACTTTGAGCAGTAAAGACATTGTCACGATTACTTATGACGGGACAAATTATAACGCTGTCATTTCTAAAAATCACGGTGTATGAGTGTAAACAAATTAGGTTTCTGGGGTGCTGTGCAAGGCATTATTCAGAGTGGTTTGGTTCTTCATTTGGATGCCGGGGATCCGGCTTCGTATCCGGGATCTGGTTCGGCTTGGAATGATTTAAGCCCGAGTAATAATGACGGTACTCTGGTAAACGGGGTCGGGTTTAATTCTGGGGTTGGAGGGCATTTGACCTTTGACGGGACAAATGATTACGTTGAGCTAGCGCAAAGTTCAACGACTATGGCTTTGGATTATATCACGATTTCAGCATGGGTGAAAGCTAACGCCTCCACGAAAGGTTGGGTTATCAGTGGAGGTTTTGACGGAACGACCGGATCAGTTTGTTTCCATTTAAATGTGGGAGGGAACGCCTCGGCTCTGATACTGGACGGGCTGGCGTATTACGATGGAGCTTGGAAAAACAGTGATATAGCGACAGACATTAGAGGGGACGGAAACTGGCATTTTGTCACAGGGACTTTTAACGGTACGCAGTTGATTTATTATTTGGACGGAGTATCTAATTCCTCCACAACGATTACGGCCGACACGTTGCCTAAAAACTCACTCAAACCACGGATAGGAAACTATGTGACTGATGCGGAATATTTTGGCGGTTCCATTTCCCAGGTGCATATTTATAACAGGGCTTTGAGTGCCGCAGAAGTTTTAGCAAATTATAACGCAACAAAATCGAGATTTGGTCTATGACATATTTGAAAAAAGAAAAGAGCGTAATAAAATTCCCGTACCTGTTAAAGGAACTAGCGGTCGATTTTCCTAATACAAGTTTTCCTGAAAACCTGAGCGAAAAGACTCTTAACGAATTTGGGGTTTACTCTGTGACTGAAAAAGCAGTAATTAAAAACCCAAGCAAAAAGTATGTTTTAGGCACTCCGGTTTTAGTAAATGGGATTTACGAGGTCGGATATATTGAGCAGGATTTGACGAGTGAGGAACTGAGCCAGAAAGTTCAAAGAGAGCTGGAGTCAATTCGGAATATCCGGAATAGTAAACTGAGGGAATGCGATTACGTGATGCTATCTGATTCGCCCTATAAAAACGATCTCAAACCTTGGACTGATTACCGTCAGGCCCTGAGGGATATCACAAATCAGGCAGACATTTTCAATGTGGTTTGGCCTGTGAAACCGACTGAAATATGAGCAAGCGAAGATTAATCCTGAACGAAAATCAGATCCCAGATTTAGTCGTTTCTCCAAAGTTCATAAGTTCAAACCTTACTTTTCATTTGCTTCAATTAAACACTTGGCAAGGCTGTTTTAATATTGTAAATGGGAGTGCTGTATTCGCTCCAAGCGAAATGTTGGAAGGAGCTCAATATGAAATTGAAATCACTGTATTTGAGCAAGGAAGCAGGGAATCAGGATTAGAAACAAAATACTATTCATTGACATTCACTTCTGATGTTGCTAATGTTCTTAGCAGGACCATGTGTATTTCCAATTTAAATTATCAGTCTCAATCAATCCTTTGTAAATTAAAGTTTTTACTGTCTTTTGAAGGTGCCACTGCAGGAAGTAGAACAGCGAGATTTAAGTTATTAGACGCAAACGGGATAAATCCCGCAAACTCAATCTTTGGAATGTATGGAGGCGGTTATATGTACAATTTTGTTTTTGATGCTTCAGTGAATCAAACGCTGCAGCTTTATTTTCAATGGACGTGGTCTGGAGCTACTTACAACGGGACTACTAACGCAACCATTGTCTCACATGCTAAGTGTCAAAAAATAATTTAAACCAATTTTAATAATGCCAGCTAAATTATTCAAGTCCATTGGCCTGAATCAAAGCCAAGCTTACGGAATTCACATGTTTATGTACGGAAGTCCCTTATTAATGTACTTGCAGAAACCTGTTTTCATTCTGGAGCAGAGCCCGTTTGATTTCTTTCATACCCGAGTTTTTAATGATTACGATTTTCTTGCAGGGCTTTTGATGGCTGTTTTATTAGACACTTTGGCAGGTGGAATAAGGGCCTTCAATGAGTTTGAAACCTTAGAAGGGGTTCTCATTCTGGATTCAAAAGGGAAAAAGAAGCGTAAATTTTCCGGCCGTGTTTTTTACGAGAAAATGGGTAAAAAGCTCTTCGGGATCACAGTCGCTGTGCTTTGTCTCGGGATCCTGAAAAACACAAAAATTGCTGGAGAGCATGATTTCATTAGCGGTCTGGCCAGCTCTGGTTTCTATTCTGTCATGCTCGGTTTTGAAATCGCCTCAGTGCTGAAAAACGCCTACGGAGTTTATCCATGGGAGCCGATAAAAATTGCTTTGAATAGGCTGGACATATTTATCAACAGAAAGACTGGAGAAATCGAATGAAAGAGATAATCGCTTTACAGAAAAAAATAGGGGTTAAAGCAGACGGGGTATTTGGTAAGGCTTCGACTATTGCATTTGCCAAGTTTTACGGATATACGAATTCAGAGGCTGCGAATTTTCTGGGCCAGTGTGATGTCGAAACGATGGGCTGGAAAAGATTTGAAGAAAACCTCAACTATTCATGGGAAAGGATTTTAGAAGTTTTCCAGGCTTATGTCAAGACCGAAGCGGATGCGAGAACTTTACAATTTAACCCTGTGAAACTGGCAGAAAGGGTTTACGGTGGTCGAATGGGAAATGGCCCAGAGGGATCTGGAGACGGTTATAAATTCAGAGGAAGATCTGCGGTGCATTTGACCGGGAGAGATAATTATTTAATGGCAGGAAGGGATTTAGGGATCGTGCTAGATATTAATCCAGATCTGGCGAAAACGGTTTACGCTTTCGAGCTTGCTTTCTGGTTTTTTAGCCGAAACAAAATCTGGAGTTATTGCAAAACAGTTGATTCAGACAGTATATTGGCGATCAGTAGAGCTGTGAATCTGGGAAATCCTAATTCAAAAAGAACTCCAAACCACTTAAAAGACAGAATTAAGGCGGTTAAAAAGTATTATCAATGGCTTAATTATTAATAAAAACAGGAACTTAAAATCAAAAAAATCATGAAAAAATTAAAAAGTTTGGTATTAAAAATCAGAAGCTTTTTGGGTCTTGGACTCGGGTTTGTTCAGGATCACGGCTTAATAGCTGTGACAATAGCAGAGAACTTCAAAAAAATGACCGAGGGAAAGCTGGACAATAAATTAGCTTCGCTTTTCCCTGGGACATGGGCGCCAGAGTTGGTAGCTCATTTGGAAAGGATCGTTCCTCAGATCGCATTGAATGTCGGAAAGGGTTATCAGTTGGTCAATAAAGACTGGTCGGGAATGAGCGCGGAAGAAATTATTCAGGAACTTGTGAAGCAGGTTCAGTATGAGCAGAAAGCGGGATTTTTAACCAAGGCCAGACGAGGCTCTTTTTTGCTGGCAATAGCTGGACATGTCAGTTACAGACTGGCCGATGGGAAATACACTAAAATTGAAATCTGGCAGGATGCGCAGAAGCTTTACGATAGAGTTTTCAAAGGGAAATGAAATCTTTATTCGGGATCCTTTTAATATTGTTTTTTGGGGTCGGTTGTAAGTCGATCAAAAAGCAAAAGGAAAAAAGCACTCATGAGGCGTTAAAGTCCGTGAGTGCTTTTGTTTCTGATTCAGTTTTCAAAAGTTCTGGAAGCTCTGAGGCTCTGAGATTTTTTGAAGAAACGACTCAGATAATCGAGCAGAAATTCATAGCTCTGGATTCAGCAGGTATCACAGTTTTGAAACCTGTTACGGTAACGACTATCCATACTAAAAGCGAAAAAACTGAGGATCGAAAAGAGGACAGTTTAAATTCTTCGAGATCCATAGAAAGCGAAAAAGAGGTAACGGAAACGAAATCCAGGCAAAAAGATCTGGAGAAAAGTAGTGAAGGTCAGGAGGTAGTTGAGCAGATTACAGAAGCCATATTTCCTACGTGGGGAAAGGTTGCAGGATCTGTTTTCGCTTTTATTGTGCCATTTTTAGTGGGTTGGTGGAAAAAGAGGAAATCGGCCGGATAAAGGCTGGTTTCTTTGCTTTTTAGGCTATTTGAGAGAATGAAAGCGGTATTTGATTTCTACAGCCCTGAAAACAGCCATTTTTAAGCGTATAACGGAGTCTTTTAATTGAGTTGATAATTGATATATAAAAGAAAAGAAAGCTCGAAATTCGGGAAATCGGGCCTTTTTAAGGCTTAAAAACCTTTCTTTTCTGCATTTGGATATTAAAGAACCGTTTATATATTTGAGAAATTTTAAACAAAACGGATATGGAAAAAGAAACAGAATTGGAAAAAACATCACTGGCTTACAAGCAGATTTTTAAGCTATTGAAAAAGCATGAGCAAGACATTTGCTTTGATTTAAAAGACCTAGAGTATAAATCCAGGCTGGATCTTTTAAGGCTCGAATTGAAAGACCTTTACGGGATAAACATTGATCTCAATGTATTTTATAACCCAGATTGGATCTCAATAAGTGAGTATGTAAAAATTGGAATGTATGGAGAAGGGACAAACAGGTCAATATCATGGCCTGACGGTGGACTGGAGCCTACGGAAACAGAACGGCTTTTATTGATAACGTTTCCGACAGGGCCATATATTTTTGGCTCTGGTGGATCAGATAAGGATTATCCGGTAGATTTTTTCAAAAAGTTTTGGATGGAATTGGTCGCTTTTGATCCTGACTTCAGAGACACAGGGAATCGAACTTTATATTGGAAAATGAAAAATGCTAAAAACATTTTCAACTCTTTTCCTGAGATCCTGAAAAAATATCATGAGCTGAATAAAGAGGATATTAAACAGAGAAATATTGAGAGATTAAAAGCTGAATTAAAAAAACTTGAATCTTAAACCTAGAACGGAAATGGATACTAGAAAAACAATGGAAGAAATTACAACGGAGTTTCTAAAAAGGCTCAATTATGAAATGGACAAGTTTTTTTCAGTTTATCTTTTGCTGACTGGATTTAAAGGCGAAAAGACTGAAATAAATTTGAGGGCCCAGGGATACAGTATCGAAGCTCATACGTTTCACGACAGGACTGAATTTGAACTATTGAAAAACGGAGAGATTGTTTCAGATAGGTTGATAATGAGGCATCATGTAATTAATATCCATGATAATTGAAAGGAATTAAAAGTAATAGAGATACCACTTCGAAATGAGTGGTATTTTTTTTTGATAAATATTTTAAAATCACTTGACTATTAAAGAATCGATTATATATTTGTCCATATTAAAAACTGAAAAACAGCCATGAGAGCAACATCTGAGATAAACGGAAGCTTCAAAATCAAAGTAAATGGACGTAATTTTTCTGGAAAAAGCGTTTCGAAATTGGTAGGGGTTCGGGGCCTTGTTTCTTTGGTAGGTCTGGAGCTTGCGGATAAGTTGGTAGAAAGAGCATTCAGAGAGGGTTTGGACGTGACAGTTTGCAAGTTGCGAAGAGGTTTGATAGTTAGATTTTATTCATTTTAAAACATAAACGGACATGGAATTTCAAGCATTAACGGACATTAAAGAGGCTTTTAACAAAGCTGGTAAGAGATCTCAAATCGAGCTTGCTTATAAAATTGAAGCTCTGGACAAAACCTATTATCACATAGGATTCGAGAGCCAGCAGTTTATCTGGAATTGGGTGAAGCTTGAATTCACCGGAGAAAAATTGACTTACATTTTTTTCGATCACATTTATAGCCAAACCACAGGATCCACAAAAAGAGGGATTTTGACAGGCTTCAAAGTCATTGATAATTTTAAGAGAATTGCAGGCGTAGAATTTTAATTTTCACACATAAATCACAAAAATCATGGAATTAACGGTAAAAAGAGTCGAGACAAAAACAGTACAGATTGAGGTTAAAGAGGGTTTCTATTTTCTGAAATCTAACGGAGGCTGGGAGAAAGCAATGGTTTATAACGGGGGCGAATTCGCAATGCTGGTATGTATATCAGATCCCAAGACTCCGGTTTCTACACAGGTTTCAATTAGCTATCTGTCATCATTAATGACTGCTTATGAAATTGAGAAGGAAATAAGCAAATCTGAGTTCATGCATTTTATGCATTCAGCGACTGAGCAGTTCACGAAATTTTTCCCTGAGTCATGAAATTACTAGAGTTCTTTTTTCCGAAAAAATCCGAATGGCAGGACGTTGGGATTATTGATAATGACGGATATCAGGAGCTGGTTCAGATGCAGTATGACCTAAAGACCAAAAAGAAAAGCTTCATCATTGTCAGGATTGGTTTTATCTCAGACCAGTACCAAAAAAGAGAGATTGCAAAAAATATTCTTACACACTATTTCAAATAACCTTTAAAAAACGGATCATGGAAAATTTACAAGAAGTAACGGTTAACAAGTTAAGAGCTAGAATCGCTGGCCATTCAATTAATGCTGAAACAGCCTACGCAAGGTTGATCTCTGAGGGGAAAATTTCAAGGGATTTTGTGACCCCTGTCGGGACTAATAACGACCAGCGCAGTAAAGTCCTGGGATTCGTAAACGCAGACGGAACGGTTAGAATGCAGATGCCAACTGAGCAACTTAATATGCACCCGAATGCTGTTTATCAGTTGGCTGACAAGCTCGGGGTTCCTGCTAAGTACCTTCAATCTTTGGCTACTGGATCGGAATGGGAAAAAGAGCTTTGCGCCAATATCCTGAATGAGCATTCCGGCTATGCAAAAAGAACCCGAGTACTATTGAGGGCTGTCGGACAGGAGGTTCGGGGAGTGCTTTCGGATCAGTACCGCAGATTGAATTCAGTTGACTTGGTAGAATCTTTCGTGAAAAGTGCCTACGCTCAAAGCGCAGTTTTGGCCGATGGTTTAATGACTGACACGAAACTGTTTATCGAAGTTTTGATGCCGGAGCCGTTGATTTTTGAAACCCCGAAAAATGGAACGGCTGTCATGGCATACGGGGCCAGACTTTCTAGCTCGGATTACGGGGACGGTGCGCTAGAGTTAAGAACCTTTACGATGCAGGGCGTTTGTCTTAATGGAATGGTTCGTGAGTCAGTTTTGAGAACGGTTCACCTTGGATCCCGTTTGCCTGAAAATCTGGAGCTTTCAGAGCGAACTTATTTGCTGGACACTCAGACCCAAGCTTCAGCGATAAAGGATCTAACCAGAGGCCTTTTTGACCGCAAACGGTTAATGGCTGAAATGATGCTGGTTCAGGATGCGAGCATGATTGACGTGGATCTGGACAAAGAGGTTCGGGAATTACCTAAGCGAGGACTTTCAAAAGACGAGGCTGGAAGGGTTCAGAAGATCCTGACTAATGGAAGAACCGAGGACGGAGTTCAAGGAGAGCCCACACTCTGGAAACTGGTCAACTGGGTAACGGCTTTGGGTCGAGATTCTGAGGCTTCAAGAAGTAGGGAGATTCAGGAAATAGCTGGCAAGCTTATGGAAAGAGCTGCAAGCATGAAAAAATAACCCCTTATCATTTGCCCTAAATTAAGAACAGCTCGAAAGGGCTGTTTTTTTGCGTTTACGGAGAGCTGGCGTAAATGCTTATACTTTATCCTGAAAAGACAGATCGGTGAAATTTGGCCCGTTTCCGGTTGAATACGGAAAGATTTGGGTAAAACTCTGATCCTGTGAAAGCCTGGAGATTATTTGACGAAAAAAATATTAAAGAAATGATTTACTGTTAAATCGAAAATTATATATTTGTGCATGTTAAACAATAGAAAAACGGAAATCATGATCACAACGGTAGACAAATTGGAATTGGTGGTAAATACCAACATTGAAAAAGGGGAAATTAAGTTCGAGCATGCGCCTGAGAATGAGGAAGCATACGGATCCCATGGCCTGATTACTTTTGATGTCCATTCCCGATGGACTGGAGACGGCCAAATCACGCCTATGGAAAAGCTAATGAGCTTCACGGGTTATGAATTCTATTTTTTGGTCGTGAATGACCAGTACGGAGAGGTTACGGATTACCCTAAAGAGTATACCGATAATCTTTTAGAGGCTGTTTTGAATAAATCAGACCTGAGATAATATGCCGGTATTTGAGAACGTGGAAATTGAAATAAGCCAAAAAATCGATATTGATTTCGAGGTTTATTGTGGGACTTGTGGCTCAGGGCTTTGCTCTGAGTCCGAGACAAGGAGAAGCAGGGGCAGAGGCCATTTACAAGTGACTGTAAACGCCTGTCATAATTGCATGGAGGGCAAGGACTCTGAAATCAAAGATTTGAAGGATGAAATCGAGAGCCTGAGCGAAGAGATCGAAGAGTTAAAAAATAAATTAAACACAACGTAATGGACTTAAAACGAATTTTGGAGAAGCTGAATTCAGAAAACAGTTCCCAGGTAAAAATGATTGATCTCGGTCGGGCCCTGTGGCCTGAATCTGAGACATCAACCCAAAGAATCAATGTCAGTAATTTGATCCATGGAAAAACGAAATCCTTTCGGGCTGAATGGATCCCGATTATCTGTGGATTACTGGAGTGCGATGCAAACGAATTATTCAATATTAAACCAAAAAACTAATGGAAGGAATTAACGGAGTTTATGACTTAGGGAACGGAATCACGACTGAACAGATGGTCGCAATGTTTTTCGATGAAAAAGCGTTGAGGCTTGCGCCTAGACCTGTTTATAGAATGGGTGGAACGATTGACCGGATTTATTACACCTTGGATGAATCGCTAGAGCCTCGGTTTTATTCTAGCGTGACTGGATTTATTGAAAGCTCTTTACCTACCAGCCCTCATTTAATAAAGTGGATAGCTGAAAAAGGGTACGAAGAATCTCAAAACTACACAAAGGATCGATCCTATTATGGAACCTTTTTGCATATCGAAATAGGGACTCTTTTAATCATGAAGAAGTTAGATCTGGATAAGCTTCGCGAAAGACTTTTGGCATACATAGAGTCTAATAAACTGCCACAGGATTTTGTCAATTACGAAGAGGAATTCAAGAAAGATTTACTCGCTTTTGCGCAGTGGTGCATTGATTACTCTGTGAAACCTTTATCGGTTGAAATAGTATTGGCTAGCGAAGAAATGGGAGTAGCTGGAGCGATCGATTTGGTGGCAGAACTCACAATAGTGGAAAAAGGATATTTCGGAGAGGTTTATAAATCAGGCCCAAGGAAAGGGGAACCGAAAGAGAGTAAAACCGAAACGGTGGTGACTGCTATTATCGATTTTAAGTCTGGCCGGAAAGGATTTTTTGAAGCTCACGAGATCCAGCTAGAGTCTTACAGATTGCTCTGGAATGAGAATTTCCCAGAGATTGGAATTGACAGAATTTACAACTGGTCACCTAAAGACTGGAGGGGTGAAAATCCGACCTATAATTTTACCGATCAGAGTGGAAGCAAGTCGCTTTTGAAGTTGCCGCACCTGTTAAAGTTGGGAGCCTTGGAACTGAGAAAGAGAGAGAAATCGGTATTGATCTGCGAGGGTGAAATTGATCTGGAGAAAAAGGACGTATCTGGAAACTTCGTAAACGTGAATCTTTCTACACTTATCAAAATGAGAAAGGAGGCAGAAAATGGACAGCTTTAAAGGAACAAAAGGTAAATGGGAGGTTTACATAAATCCGGAATCAAACGGGTTTGTTGATGTTAGATTTCCATACTATGCCACTGGGTTTATCATGGTTATCGGTGATGTTTGCAAAGACCTTGGAAAACCTCATGAAGGAGCTATTGCGAACGCACTGCTAATTTCAAACGCTAAGGAATTACTCGAAATGCTGGATAATATTGCGCCTACTCTTGCAATGCATGGAGAAACGGAAAGTTATGAACAAGTATTAACTCTCATCAAAAAAGCAACAGACATTTCAAAATTTATTGAGCCATGAAAGCAGAAATAAAGCTTGAGTTAAAAGCAACGCATTTTAAAGGGACTGAATATACAGACGAGGAAACCGATTGCGCTGTCGAAAAAGCTTACAAAGACCTGACCAAGCATAGTTGTAGTGAAAGTCCAGATCTGCTGAAAGATTTTGAAAATCAAAAATCGTATAAGCATGAATATTACTCGTTCAGGAGGTTCATTGCAGATAAAAAAATAGCAGAATTCCACAACTTTGACGAAACAGTAATTAGAGAAATTAACCTGATAGAGATATGAACGGAAGAATCAAAAGAGTTGAAAAAGCACCGAGGCTGAATTTCCCTTTTTTGGGGAAAATTAAATGCGGAAAAATGATTGATAAAGGAGGCAAGCAGTATCCGGTTAGTGTCGATTACTTCATTCCGACTGGAGCTTATAGCAGCTACTTTACGGCTGAATACGGAGAGGCCCCGAGGACTATTCAGGTCGTGTTTCTGGATGACGATCCAGCTTTGGTATGTGACGAAAGGCTGGAGCTTCGGAGTAAAGACGGAAAGCTCGTTTCCTTTGGTGATAGGATAAACTTTGAAGTGTTTTCGGATAGCTCTGGCAGGTACGAGAAATATTCTACTATTGAACACCCAGAATTGATTGAAAAACTCGCAAAAAAGTGGCAGACTGAATGGGTTTCTAACTTAAAAATGCGAGTATTGATCCCGAAAATAAACGGTGTTTTGGGATATTGGGAGATAAATACGAAAGGGGTGAACAGCTCAATCCCAGAGATTACTGGAATATTTGATCAGATTATTGAGGATCACGGGCATATTAAGGGGATTATTTTTGATTTGAACGTAAAAATGCACACATCAAATAAACCTGGCTCAAAAAGCCGATACCCTGTTTTGTCATTGGTTCCAAATCACAGTGTTAAGAATTTAGAATTGATCCAGAAGCATTTCGCCCTTGGCTCTGGAGATTCACAGAATCGAATAGGTTAATTGGGTAAGTTGATCAGAAAGGGGCGGAGCTTTGTTTCGCCCTTTTTTTACTCCCAAAAAGTTTAATAAATTACGAATTCACCCACCAAAAAAATGTTTATGAAGAACGGAGATCACAAGGGATACCATGCCCTGAAAACAGACGCCCAATATTTTGATGCTGTATTTAAGAGAGAGAAAAATTTTGAGTTAAGGAACAATGACCGAGATTTTCAAGTCGGTGATGTTTTAAGACTTGACGAGGTAAAAGACGGGCAATATACTGGCCGATCTACTTTCAGGATTATTTCCTATGTTTTAAAAGAAGTCCCGAATTTCGGGCTAAAAGAGGGTCATGCAATACTCGGAATGATATAGAGAATGCAGGATTTACATTACTATCAGGTTTCGGGATGGATGGTTTCGAGACTTGGATTAAGAGGAAACGACAGGGACGTATTTGCTATTATTTACGGTTTTTCACAGGATGGTGAGAGCTGGTACACTGGATCTCTTCGATACCTTCAGGAATGGCTTGGAGTTTCAAAGCCCACGGTCATGAAATCTTTGGAGATTCTTTGCGTATCTGGATTACTGATTAAGGAAAGCAAGACCAGAACCAATATTATTTTTAATCGATATCGGGTTGATCTGGTAAAAGTTCAAGAGGTTATGAGCCTGGATTTTAGGGGGGGCGGTAAAGATTCTTTACCGGTAGTAAACTTGGAAAATCA